CCGTGAGGAGGGTCAGTTCTTACTTAAAAGTAAGTCCTTCAAGACCGAAATTGAGATTATCCCCAACTTAGATAGTATGTGAACAGATTTCTATATGAAGTTCATTTCATTTAAGATAGAACTACAACCCAAAATACAAAGATATTCTATGAAACAAAGAATCAAATCAAAATTCTATCGAATTTCGAAAAGATCTAAGTTCAAAGAATTTGTTCTTTGTACTCTAGATTGGCTTGTAACCTTCTTTCCGAAGGTTTACATACCACTAGAACCGGTTCACACTCTAGCCGAAAAGCTGTTCACCATCTTGAATACAAGAGGTGTTGAAGAAACTATTAGATACTCAAAATCCATGAGATCTAATCTTTTCAATGCAGTATCAAAACTGCCAGCTTTAGCTGAAGTTAGGAAACTTCCAAGGAAGGATCTACCTAAATCAATCTTATGGTTAAGGAAAGTAGAAGAAGAACAGGTTTACCCGTATATACGGCTAATCCTCTCTACATGCTATTTATCAAGAACCTTAAGACTTCCAGAAAACCTTAAAACTGATACTATAACTGAAGGACCGATATCTCGGTATCCAACAGAAATAGGTCAGTATACGAAGGATTTCTGGAAAGATTTAGGTCACAAGCATGTGAATGCTTGTGTTCCTTCACGTGTGTCCTTTAGCCAATTTCATTTGACTACAAAGAGAGGACCGAATGGTCATGCTCTTTGGACATCAATAGTTGACTTCATGGCTCTTCCCGATTCATTGATTAAATCGTTAAGGGTTGTTGGAGGCAAGAAATTGTCTAAACGAATTGACTACATGAATAAATATAAAGAATTTCTTCCTTTATATTTATTTCCTTCAACGAAGAATCACAGTTTTCGTAAGATTACTGCTATTCCTGATGTTGAAGGAAAATCTCGTGTAGTAGCAATCTTAGATTATTGGTCTCAAACATGTTTAAGACCATTGCATCATTACCTTTTCAGGTGTTTGAAGCAGATAAAACAAGATTGCACATTCGACCAAGGTAGTTTTATTTCAAAACTTCCTAACAATAAGGAACCCTATTATAGTGTCGATTTATCGGCAGCTACAGATAGATTTCCTATTCTCTTAATTGAAGAAGTTTTACTTCCAAAATTTGGAGAAGAATTTGTTAAGGAGTGGAGAAACATAATGGTAGGTTACTCTTTTGATACAAAAGAGGGACCAGTAAATTACCAAGTTGGTAATCCAATGGGTGCCTATTCATCATGGAATTCTTTTGCATTAGCACATCACTATGTGATTTACTTTTGCTGTAGAAAACTAAAACTAAAGTGGCG